TTATAAATACATTCCAAACAACTCTAAATAGAAATACCTATTGATATGTTGGTAGCAAAATTAACAGAAGAGCAAAAGAATAATTTGGTTGGTCAGTTGGTTCAACCATCTTGGAAGTTCAACCCTGTATTGTCTTATGGAAATATCCCGTCAGAATGGGTAATTTCAATCCACGAAGTTGAGTCATCAATTTACCCACAGAATGCTTGGGTAAAAGATTTACCAATAATAGAGTTCGTACCTAAACCCGTTGAAAGTGAGAATTACTTTAACCAATTTTTCAGCGGAACAAGCCTTAATTAAAATTAACAAAAATGAGTAGTTTAACTAATCAACAAGTAAATCAGTCATACCAGGGTTTAATTAAACTGGCTGATAGTTCAACTGGTATAACTTCATCGGTTCAAGCGGTTCAAGATGGACTTGGAAACAATACTGGTCTGTTGATTGGAACTGACTACATCGGTGGTTCGAGTTTGGCACCCGTTTACCCTGTTCAAAGACAAAAAGGTGGTGCTGGAATCGCTCAGGGTGCTGGAAGCGCTATGAATGCTGGCGCACAGGGTTTAGTACAAAGTGTATTATTCTATGACAGGGGTAATATTTCTTATTCTTCAATTACATTTGGTATTGGCACAATATCTTCAACCCAAGATACATATGAGTTCGCAATTTATGATGGTCAAATTTGCCCAACCGCAGGTTTTCAACCAAAAACCCAATTAACCTCACCACTTTCAGCAACTTCTGCGGATACAACAACTACGGGTCTTTATACCTACGCATTCAGCAGTGATTTGGTTATTGAAAAGGGTGGTTTCTATTACCTCCTTTTCAGGGTAACGAACCCTGGCGCGGTAGCACCAACAATGAGATTTAGAAACCCAGTTAACAGCGCTGAACAATGTCAATTCGCAAATAATATGTTGGGTGTTGTGCTTGAATATGGTGGTACTTGTTTTCCTAATGTATTTAGAGGTGGTAATTCACCGAACATAGGTCAATTATATGGTGGTTTGAGTTCCCCACTTCAAGCTTCGTATTCTGTTGGCACAATGGAAACTGCGGTTTCTTCTACCAACCAAACTTTAGGTGGATTTGTGTTAAACCCTGTAATTTAATTTGAGGGGTGGGTAATAGGGTATTTTTGAATAAGCAATTCTCCAACTATCTTGGGGAGAATAGGGCAATTTTGGATATTTATTCCAATTTTTTAAGTGGGGCAACGCCAACGCCTACACCCACCCCAAGTGCAACGCAAATACCGGTCACCCCTTCATTTACCCCTTCACCCACTCCGCTTGGTTTATTCTGTGTAGGTCAAGGTTTCGACACAAAACCCGCTGCGGTACTTTATTCAGGTGGTTCCTTGTTTGTGGGTGGAACATTTCAGTTTTATCAAGGAAACCCACTTAAACTCATCGCTAAGGTTAATTCAACTACAGGCAACGCTGAGGGGTCATTCTTTCAACAAAGTATTTCAAATTTAAACCCGGGTGTGGGGGTTCAATGCTTTGCACCTTTAAGCGGGGGAACTTTGTTGGTTGGTGGTAGTTATATCTATCAGTCAAATAATACAAGAATGCTAAGGTTTTTTGCTGATGGAAGTGTGGATACTTCTTTTTCAGCAAATATAAACGGAAACGTTGCAGATATTGAAGTTGCCCCTGATGAAAGTTATTATATGGTAGTTGGTAGTTTCGTTACAACGCCAGCAAATAGAATAGGAAAGTTTTTATCTGATGGTAGTGTTGATACCACTTTCACTGCGGGTACTGGATTCAACACACAGGTTTTTTGTATGACCCAAGATGGTAGTGGAAACTATTTTGTTGGGGGTCAATTTGGCACCTATAAAGGGGTTTCTGCAAACAGGGTAGCCAAAATTAATGAATTTGGAACACTTGATACCACTTTTATGACTGGGGTTGGAACTGGCTTTAGTGGTCTTGTGACTGACATAATTTATGATGGTGGTTTTATTTATTGCGTTGGTACTTTCACAACCTATAATGGTACTTCAATAAATCGTGTTGCTAAAATTGACGCAACCACAGGGGTATTAGATGCCACATTTACAAGTAATATAGGTACAGGTTTGGCAAGTACAGGTACTATTGGCGAAGTTAATATTTTGTTGAACCCCACAAATAACAATCTTTATATTACGTGTCAAAAATCAACTGATACCGGGAATGAAAGTTTTAACGGAATAACTTTTTACGGAAAGATTTTTGCTTTAAGTAAAACAGGGGTTTTTGATACCAACTTTGGAAGCCAAACAAATGTAAATTACGGGTTTGATTATACATTCACCCAAGACAATAACAGTGCTGAAATAGGTGCGGTATTACCAAACGGGGATATGGTTTTTGTGGGTGATTTTACAAGTTTTAACGAACAACAAACGATGGGAATAGTAAAAATTGATATGAGTGGAAACCCACTTTCAACTTCAAATTGCTATGTGCCACCTTTGACCCCAACGCCCACCATCACACCAACCAATAGCCCCTCTCCAAGTGCGTCAGGAATACCCCCAACATCAACGCCAACGCCTACCCCCACATCATTTCCAATTTTAACATTCGTTGTGGCTTCAGGTTCAACTGGAACTGATGCTTGTAATAACCTAACCGGTACAACATTTAATGTTTACGCCTATGATTTAGGTAATTGTGCTCCTTGTGCTCCTTTTAATTGTTGGGCTTGTTTAGATACATTGCAGTACGTCTATTCGGACATAAATATGACTACCCCTGTGGGAGATGGTTATTACGCAAGTGATATGAATGGTCTCGGTACTACGGCGCGTTGGTATATTGTGGGTGGTCTACCACAGGGTGCCGGATTTACATTCTGTTAATTGAAGTGAAATGATTTACATATATCAAGGTCAACAAAATCAAAGTGCCGCAGTTTGTAGCCGAAACGCTACAATCAACAACCCAGTATTTTTGTGGAGTTTGAAACACAAACTTTCAAACTTGGAATGGAACTTTATACCTTTCAGGGTTTTACCGGCTACGGACTACAAACCCGGTTATGATGTTTTCTGTATTGATGTGGACGACCAAATACCCGAAGTTTTGACTGGGGCTACAATTTGCGGACAAACAAACGTACATTTAATACCCGGTGAATACTCTTTGAATGTCTACCAACAAACGAGCACCACAAATATACTACCGAGTTTGTCAGATGGAGTGATTTATCAAACTTTGGTGAATGTTGTGGGGGTAAATCAAAATATTCCTATTACCTACTCGGGACAGGCTGATAATTATGTAATATACGACTTTGACAATGCTGAAAATTGATACTATAAACTTCGGAGTTGAAAACGTGGAACGCTTCGTTGAAAAACGAAATAGGAATGAGCCGTTCGTGCGTTGGGGACTTGACAATATGGAAATTGAACGTTGGTATTTATACACCGACTTCTCACCAATTCATCACGCTTGTATTCAAAGCATCGTGAATAATGCTGCGGGTAGGGGCTTCAGCCAAGACTTCAAGATAAATAACAAAGAATACCTAAATGACGTCATTAAACAGATTTTCTTTGAGTTTGTGGTCACCGGTAATGTATTCCTTGAAATCGTTTGGAAAAAGGACAGGAAAGAGGGTATAAGTGGTTTTCACATTATTCCTTCGAAGTTTATGCGTGCGGGACAACCTGAAGACACGGAACTTTTTTCGGATACTTGGTATTATTGCCACGACTGGGCAATGTGGAGAAAATCTGGCATTGTTGAACTTAAGGAGTTTGACCCTAAAAACTTCACAGATAGACAAATCGTACATATAAAGAATTACCAACCTGGTTATCTTTTCTATGGAGTTCCTGACTATTTGAGTTCGATGTTGGATATTCGTCTGTCGAGAGCAATTTCACAATTCAACCTTAGCCAAATTTCAAATGGAGCAAGCCCATCACTCTTTATACATTTCCCAACCGAAGCACCTGACTCACAAAACGACCAAGAAGACATTTTGGCACGTTTGGAACAGAGATATACCGGTGCTGAAAATACCGGTCGTATTATAGTTTCTTGGGGTGGGGAAGGAATGAAACCTGAAATCACCCAAATACAACCAAGTATTCAACAAGGGGGATACGCAGAAATATTTGCTTTGGTTCGGGAAAATATTCTCGCAGCCCATCAAATCGTTGATGGTTCAATTATCGGGCTACCAAATCCTACCGGTTTTAATTCCTCTGCAGACCAACTACAAACAACCTACAACCTGTTTATGAAAACCACAATACAACCTCTACAGGAGTTCGTAATTCGTGAATTGGAACCTGTATTGCAATTGATGTATCCGAATGAGAAGGTGGATTTAACTATAGTTCAAAACAGCATTCAAAATGATTTATAATGTTTTACTAATTTCGGAACAGAAATTAAAGGACAACGCACCGATTGACCAAAATGTTGACTCCTCAGAGTTGAGATACGGAATACAACAGGCTCAAAATATTTTCATTCAAGAGACATTAGGTACCAACCTTTATGAAAAGATTTTGCAGTTGGTTCGAGACAACGAGATTGATTTACCACAGAATGCCAATTACAAGGAACTCCTGAATAACTACATTGTTCAAACCCTCATAGCATTTTCCTATTACCTCATCTTGGATAATATGTTCGTCAAAATCGTAAATGTCGGTGTTCAACAATTCAGGTCTGAGCAATCAAGTCCTGTTGGTATAAAGGAGTTTCAGTATCTAAAAGGTCAGGCTAAAGACAGAGCCGAGTTTTTGGATAATTTGATGAGAAGACACTTGGTCTTCAACAACGCGAAATACCCTGAATACGCAGTTCAAACCAATTTGGGACAACTCGTTCCCGAGTTTACAGGAGCATTCAAATCACCTATTACATTACCATCAAGAAATTACATCTTTGGTAGTTGGGGAAACAATACTTTAGGCTGTGGTGATTTTGGCTGTGGAATACCCTGGTGGTACGGGGGCAAAGGTTCAGGGGAATAGAAAAGGTAGGGGTCAATATGGAAAATCCCCCTACCTGTAGTCGTGTCCCTTAAGTTAGAAACTGACCCTTATTTTTTAATCGTTTTTTGGAATTGTTTCTTGAATACCAAGAACTCTAATTCTTCCTTCAACTCCCTACGTTCCGATGGTCTCGTAGGGATTGTTTTTTCATAGTTTTTGTTTTGTGCTCCCATAAGATAATAATAGTATATTTTTTTGATGAAAACAAGAATTAAATATACAATTTTGAGATTTTTTTGTATTTTTCTTCTATTTTTTCACCCCAGTCTTGTTTTATTTTTATGAATGTTGGGTCTGTTGGTGAAAGCCGTACAGACCACTTATCCAAGAAATGTTTGAATAATCTTCTCAATTCATTTAACTCCGATATTGTGTTAGACCGGTTGAAAATGTGAGTGATGTATTGAAGGTCTTTGTCGAACTCCGTCATAAGTCGTGTTTTAGATTGAATTGTTCGTGAACAGGTATTTTACTATCAGGGTCATAGCCAATTAAACGTAAAACTTGTTTCGACTGAAGTATATCCCCTGGCGGGTATTTGGGAATATAATTTTTGTCTCTCTTTTGAGCATTCATACAGAGCCTACAAACATTCGTAAAATAGTTGTGACGTTTGTCGTAGTAAAAGTTCAATTCACAAATCTTCTTTGTACCACAAGCACTACAAAGGCACCACTCAACGCCATCAACTATTTCCAAGTTTTTCTGTTTCATTCCTATAAATACTGACTTACAAAAAGATGATGTGCTTCTGCAAAATTGTCCACAGCCGTCTTTTCATCTTTTATAAGGTAGGTTTCCTGTCTTACTAATAAAGTGTCCTTAAAATGAAGATAAATCCACTTCTCGTCGGTATATGTGATGACCTTACCTATCTCCGAATGAAAGACTGAACCATCGTTAATTTTGGTGGTCAATTTTTTCAAACTTTTCAATTCGTCCTTTGGAACGAAGGAATAGATTTTAGAGTTCCATCTTTGCCCCTTGCGTATTTTATCAATATGTGCTCGGGATATTTGGTGACCCTTTTCGGAAATAAATGTTTTATGTATTTCGGAATTGGTTAGACCTTCGGAAATCATCAACTTTATATGAAGTGCGTCTCGGTAGGTGCATTTGTGTGCTCCAGTCATTTTGTTTGTGTTTTAGAGATTATGTTTTATTTCAAATTGTTTCCATACGGGAAGTTGGTCGGCTCCGAACTTATACCCGAGATTTTCCAAGAGTATCTGTGCCCCAAGAAAATCGTCATCAGTGATGGGGGATAATTTCAGATGGTCAAATTCTTTGGTACTATTGTCGTCCTTTTTGTAGTGTAATTTACACTTATAGGTAATACCAAAGGGAGTGTTTTTACTTTTGTAAAACTCTGTTTCAAGTTTATAATCTCCACAAAGATTACAAAAATAGTATAGACCATCTTCCCGCCACATTCTGCGTTTAAGATATTGTTCAGACTTTGAAGTTCCCATATACATATAAATATAACCAAAAATACAAAAAGTATTCGAGAAAAACAAAAAATTAATCAATTTTTTTTGGGGTATTCTTGGCTTTTGTGAGTATCAGCACTATTTATTGAATGTGGTTAATCCACAGGAGTATAGTGCCGACACCTTTCTCCAAGAAACCTCAAATGGGACGAGACATATTTTCCGCTTGGCTTCAATAGCCTTTCGCACTTCAATCACCTAATCAAATTGGAAGTTTGTTGGTTCAGGTAATTTTTTCTATTGTTAAAATAGTGTTGTCTCTTGCTCCCTTCTGGGCGACACCTTTTTAATTTCCTAAATGGGAAAATTATATTAGTACTTTGTATTTTCTTTCTTAATTATTTCAGTATATTTATATTAAACAGGAAGGTAGTTTTAGTTCCCATTTGAGATTACTTTTTAGATAGGCATCCAGTCTTTCAACTCCCACTTGAGAAGGTGGGAGTTCCTTTTTTATACCCCTATCAGTTGCTACAATAGTTCAAAAAAAAGTTTATGAATTTTTGGTTATTTCATCAATTTATACTATTTTTATGATATACAAAAAAACAAAAGAAACACATTATGAAAACACATTTTGAAATCCTCGGCTTCTACAAAGAGATTGTAGTAGATGGCAAATTCGTAGGTACTATCCGTTGTGAAAACGAAGAGGGTCGTCCTCACGGGTACAATGGTCGTCAATACGAAACACTCGATGCTGACATCATCACCGACCGAAAGGTGAAAGTGAAAAAAGGTACTACCATTAACACTTCTTTATTTCCCATTTGCGGACGTATCATCTATGAAGCCAAGTGAGTTATTACAAACGTGGGTAAAAAACCCTGGCAACACATTCAAGATGAAGTGTTTGGAAACCGCAGGGGTATATTACCAAATAGAAGTGGTGGTAGATGAAAACCATAAGTTTCACTTCACCAAGAAATACATCACCCGAAATGGTGAGAAAATACTACATCACTCCATAAACCTGAAGTGGGATGATGTACGAGCGAAAGTTTCAGGTGAAAAAATTGACTATTTTTATTTTGAATAAATGGGAACTTCAACGAAAACTACCGAATTTCACCCTCCGAAATTAGGTGCTATTTATTACAAGGAGGACTTGGTAATCTTCATTTTATCCAACGAAGAGAGCCCCTGTTCCGAACTAATAAGAAATCGTAGATATGAGAGTTGCTATAGAATTAGAATTGTTTCAAGTAAAGAAACAAAGGAAATCTTTTGTCCTAAATCAGCACTCATCTATACACTAAATCATTTTAATTTTACACATTTATGAACGACAAAAGAATTATCAACATTATTGTAGCCGAGGGATTTACTCCTTGGCAAGTCATCGACTTTCTATGCGATTATTACCACGCCGGGGGGGATTTGGATTTACTGGGCTACAGATTAGACCGGTATTTTGAGGAGATTTGCTTCAACAATAGAAAGTTTGCTCCAGGAATACCCAAGATTGCTGAACCACTTCGAATGAAAATGACGGAGGTTTACGCCCGAGTTATCAGACCTATAATTCTTCAAAAGAGCCCCGAGGTTTGGTATATTATAAAGCAAAATGAGTTTGACGACGACTACATCTGCACCTATGAGGAATACCGAATGTCGTTTATGGAACTTTGTGAGGACATATTTGATTTTTTTTGGGTTGAAGAGCCTAAATCGTGATTTCTTTTTTTTTCGAATATTGTCCTTTTGGGAGAAATAATTTTATTTCTCCCTTTTTTTTTCCATTTTTTTTGTAATATTTATAAGTGATAACAAAATCAACTTAAATGGGATGTAATTGTAAATCAGGTAAAGCAACACTAAATAACCTGAAAAGTAATGACCACTTGAAATTAGCATACGACTTTGTGAGGGACACTCTTCAAGATAAAAAGTTGGAAGATTTAGATTTGGTGGAAAGGAATGAATTATTATTTGTTTTCAGTTCCCTTTACCCGAATGCTTCAATCAAGGACAACTATGATTTGATGTTGAACGAGGTGGTTAGCGCATCCCAAAAATACAAAAAGAAATAAAATGAACGAACCAAAAAAAAGGGGTAGACCCCGCACAGAAACCTATATGAACCCCGTTTGGAAGGAGATTATCCTTCAAAGTGGTTTAGAGGGAAAACACATTACCGAGTTCCTTTTGACTTTGGGTTTATCTTGGGACCAGCACTACGCTATGATGAAAAGAAACCCAGAATATTCCAGAGCCGTTCAAGAATACCGAACTTTATGTGAGAATTATTGGTATAATTTAGCACATAGAGCAATGGAAAAGGACGGAGGACAGGGATTTAATTCGAGACTATGGAGTTTGATTGTTCGCAACAAGTTCCCTGATAATTGGAGCGAAAGCACTCGTTTGGACGTAACGAGCCAAGGAGAACAGATAAATGCTGAACCTATAAAAATTGAAATTGTAAGACCAAATGAAAATTGAGGTAGTAAATATTGAAACAATAAAACCAAATCCTGATAATCCCCGAGTTATAAAAGGAGACCAACTTGAGAAATTGAAAAAATCAATTCAAGAGTTCCCCGAAATGTTAGAGGCTCGTCCTTTGGTGGTAGATGAAAACCTTGTGGTTATCGGTGGAAATATGAGATTGCGAGCACTAAAGGAACTTGGATACAAGGACATTCCCATTATCCGTTTCTCAAACTTGGACGAAGCAAAAAAGAGGGAGTTCGTAGTGAAGGACAACGTCAACTATGGAGAATGGAATTGGGATAGCATCTCAACGAGTTGGGATGTTTCTGTAGTATCGGACTGGGGTTTAGAAATACCTGCGTGGGTAATGGACGATGAAATGGAGCCCGAGATAGATGAGGACGTTTTAAGTCGAAAACTTGAAAAGTATTTGGACTCCCAAATACGCAGAATCACTCTGTTTTTCAGTCAGGCTGAATACGAGGAGGCAATAAATAAATTAGACCAAGTTATGGAAGGTAAAAGGTTCAAGACAAATACCGAAGCGTTTATCTTCCTAATGAATTACTATCTTGAAAATGACCGAGATTAACGTTGTCGTTAGCGTGGGAGGTAGTGGTAGTCGGTTGAAGTGTTTGAGTAATCTTGAGAAACAAAACCTCTACTTTTGGGATAAAACGATAATTGACTGGATAGGCACAATATACCCTAATCATTATACAATCGGGGTAAATAAAACCAAAAGTCGGAGGGAAACTCTCAACGAGATACGCAGTTGGAATAATGTATTATTGTTTGATTGTGATATTATACCTTTTGGAATGCCCGAGCTTTCATTCAAGACCGATGAAGTGGTTTGTTTCACTTCAACGAAAAAAAAATACGGTTCGGTAAAGATTGAGAATGGTTTGGTGGTTGAAAGTACCGAGAAACAAAGCACTTGGGAAAATAAATTATCAGGTGCTTATTTCATCAAGAGTGTTTCAAAACTCCTCGAACGAATGAGTGATGATAATTCCGTAATCTCGGGAATGGATAAACCAAAAGTATATTTTGAAGATACATTTGTGCGTTTGGGGGACAGGGAAGATTATTTGGAAGCAATAAAAAAAGAGATATGAGAATAGTTGTTGATTTTGATGGAACTTTGGCTGGGGGTTTAACCGGATACATAACCTCGGCTGAACCCAATTATGCGTTGATTGAAAGGTTGAAAAGATTGAAACAAGAGTACGAGTGTTATATTGTGGTCTGTACCGCACGGGGCGCTAAGTCTAATTTGAGCGTGGGGGAAAAGGAACGCAAATATTATGCTTTGATAAAACAATTTTTGGAAACCTACCAAGTCCCCTTCGATGAGATAAGTTTCAACAAAGAATATGGAGACCTCTACATTGACGATATGACCATCCGACCGAATGATGAGTTTATACCCCATTTATCTCCTTTTACAGACAACAAAATACTTTTTACGAATGGTTCAGTCATCAAGAAGTCGAAGTCCTCTATATTCGAGAAAAAATGGTATGACATTGCGAGGTTGAGAGGTTTTAACGTTCCTGAAGTTTTGTTTGTAAATGATGAAACAATAATCACTGAACGCATTAGTGAGAGTATGAAACCACGAGTGATTGACTACATCAATCTAATTGAAGAGTTCAGGCACGAACAAATACCAAATTACCCGTTTCAAACGTATCTTGACAGATTGGTAGTACATCCGAAAAACACCCAAAAGGTACGAGAATTGATTAGTACTTTGCCTAACCATCCAGGTACTTTCTTTCACGGAGACCTCTCAACAACAAACGTCTTGAAAAATGAGCGTACTTGGTTGATAGACCCCAACTACAAAAATGTTTTCGGCTCGTATTTGACCGATGCGGGTAAAACATATTTTTCACTTATCGCTTACAACCAAGACCACTTTGGTGCTCAAATGCTCGTAGAGGCATTCGGGGAACTTGTGAAACACTTTGCCGTAGCAGAGGGGTTGAGAGTATCAAAATATAAACCCGAATACACAAGTATTATAAACAACATTGCCGATGAAATATAAGTTTGCTATACCAACCCACCGAAGAAGTGATATTATCGGTAATTTGACTTTGAATACCCTAAAGGATTTCGACAAAGAAAATATCTACCTTTTCATTAGCGATGACGAGGACTACAAATTGTACGAGGAACTATACCCCGAGTATAATTTGGTTTTGACAAATACAAAGTCGGTGAAAGAGAAGTTCAACTTCGTACAGAATTACTTCAGTGAAGGGGAATGGGTAGTTGTTTTGGAAGACGACGTAAAGGAAGTACAAGACCTTTACGAACGGCATTTATCAAACGTTTTGTGGTATATTTTTAATTTCTGTGGCAAACACAAAATAGAAGCGTGGGGGATTTACCCTTCAAGTAATTTATTCTTTATGAAAAAAGATATTGAAGTGGGACTGACCTATTTGGTGGCAAATATGTTCGGGTTTATATCAAAAAAAACAGAAAACTTAAATTGTATTCTTGAAACAAAGAATGACTATGAACGAAGTATTCTTTTCCACAAAGTTTATGGACGAGTTGCTCGTTTTAATTTTTTGTCCTGTAAAACAAACAATTATAAAACTAAAGGGGGGATGCAGACGGAGAAACAACAAAGGTCAGATATGGAATTTGTGGCTTCAAATAAATTGGTTGAAATGTATCCCAACATTTTTTCCATAAATGAAGGTCGTAAAAGTGAATATACCGAATTGAAGATGAATAAATCGGTGGTAAAAATAAAATTACCCGATTAAATATTTATAGATATGAAAAGATTAGACCTACAATTCAAAGAATTTGACCTTGAAAAATACAAGAAGGCAACGGCATTTATTTCCGATGTAACGACCATTATAAAGGAAGATACTATAATTTACGTAAATGATGAACCGGTTGTTTTATACGCATCACTAAAAGACGTAAACACCTCTGCGGTAAGGTGGGCTGTGAAAAATCAAAAGTACCCCAAATCAAAAAGAACTCGTGGTTTACAACAACAAGCAAACGTTTTCGGATACTACCCGAGAAACCCCATTACTGCGGACTATTGTCGTTTGAGTGAAATGGCAAAGAAATACCCAAAACAACACTACGTCTTAACGAACTTTATCAAGGAAATAGAGCAATTCTATAAAACATATTTTCCTGAAACCTACGAGAAACACGCAAACTTGGTAAAAGAAAAAGTGTTGGAAGATTACCAAATAGAAAATACACCTTTCACGAGTGGTATTGTGAATAAAAATAACCGGTTGAATTACCATTTCGACGCAGGTAATTTCAAGGGTGTTTTGAGTAATATGATTGTTTTCAAAAAGGGGGTTTCAGGTGGGCATTTATGTATCCCAAGTTTGGATATTGCTTTGGAAGTGGCAGACAATACTCTCACCATTTTCAACGGACAAGATATTCTTCACGGAGTAAGCGAAATCCACTATGACGACCCTGAAGGGTACAGATACTCCGTGGTTTATTATTCTTTGGAGCAATTGTGGAAGTGCGAGGAAATAGATGAGGAGTTGATTAGAATACGGAACATTAAAACCGAGCGTGAAAAGAAAATGTTAGATGTAGAGCATCTCGAAGAATTGAAGCGTAGGGGAATGGAACTTGAAAAACTATCAAAAAAAGAAATAAATAAGTTCAAAGAAAGTCGTGTAAATGAATGAGAGACAGGAACTTTTTATTGAGGAATTAGGTAGGTCGTTGGGAATAATTTCTGTGGCACTACAGAAAACCGGTATTTCCCGTGATGAATACGAAGAATGGGGGAAGAACAAACTATTCGTCGAACAGATAAATCGTATAAACGAAATGTCGCTTGACTATGTTGAAAATAGATTGCTCAACCTAATAAATAATGGGGATTTATCGGCAATACAATTTTACCTGAAAACCAAAGGTCAAAAGAGGGGATATAAATGAAAACAATATCTACCACTTTAGTATTTGAAAATATTCTCAAGTCTGACGAACTCGGTAAACGTTTGGTTGTGGCTCAAGGAGGTTCCCGTTCGGGCAAGACCTACAATATTCTTATTTACTGGATTTATAAATTACTTCTTGAAAAGGGTAAAACACTTTCAATAGTTCGTAAAACATTACCGGCAATGAAAAACTCCGTGTTGAAGGATTTACGGGAAATACTTGAACTTTTCAACATATTCGATGAACGAAAGTGGCACAAACAAGAGGGGTACTATGAACTAAATGGGAATATTATAAATTGGTTCAGTGTAGACGAGCCACAAAAACTGCGTGGTTCGAAACGAGATTATCTGTATTGTAACGAGGCGAATGAATTGACTCTTGAAGATTGGAACCAACTTATTTTTCGTACCACCGATAAGGTCATTCTTGACTTAAACCCCTCTGAACTTTCGAGTTGGGTTTATGACCTTGAAAAGCGTGAAGATACATACTATTTTAAGACGACCTGGCGAGATAATCCATTTGTGGCGGATAGTATTGTAGCAGAGTTGGAAAGTCTCAAGGAAAAGGACGAAAACCTGTATAGGATTTACAATCTCGGTGAACGAGGAATACCTATGACTTTGGTGTTCAACAAATTCACCACAATTCAACACGTCCCCCCTGAAGCAAAATTATTAGGTAGGGGAATGGATATGGGTTTCAACAACCCAACCACTTTGATAGAGGTTTATCAAATGGACGACCAACTTTTTTTCCACGAATTACTCTATGTTCGCAATTTGACAATGGTGGACATCATTCACAAAATGGAGGAACTTGGTATAGAAAAAACAGACCATATTTGGTGTGATAGTGCCTCACCACAAAATATAGAAGAATTGCGTAGAGCAAAGTTCAACGCAAAGCCAGTAAATAAAAAATCAATTCTTCACGGAATAGACCTTATTCGTCGTCATCATATTTACATTACGGAACAAAGTAAAAATATTCTATTTGAGTTCCAAAGTTATAAATGGAAGACCGATAAAAACGGGGACTTGTTGGATGCCCCCGAAGACGACCACAATCACACTATAGATGCTATTCGTTATATTTTGGAAAGTACTATAGGAAATAAAAAACCAAAATTCGTTATTAGATGATACAAGTAATTTTAGATGGTAAGCCCATTGAAGTTTCCCCTGAACTAACAATAGGGAAATATCAATCCCTACAGAAAAACCCAAATAAATACCAAGACAAAACAGAATTGTTGGCACTTTACTTGGGTATTACCAAAGATGAACTACGAGGTCTACCCGTTGAGCAGATAAAGGTTGTGGAGGGTTTCCTTTCAAGTACCATTCTCGAACCAAACACCGATGAAATTACTTTTACCTTCAAAATAGGTGAAACTACCTACGGAATTGAAAATGAGTGGGGAAATATGACTTGGGGACAATGGGTAGATATGGAAGTATTCGGACAACCCGATAAATTGACAGACAACATTCATTATCTTATGGCACTTCTATACAGACCGGTTAAAATTATGAATGGTACACATTACGAGTTGGAACCCTATGACGGAAGCACAATGGTAGCGCGTGCGGAACTTTTCAAAGAAAAATGTCCCATTTCGTTTTGGTTCGGGGCGAGCCGGTTTTTTTTTACAATATCAAAAGAATACACGACTCATTTAGAAAATTCTTTGAGGTGGACGACCAAGATGATAAAAATATCCCAACCGATACTGAAGATACTCCCAAAATATCTCCGAGTGAGAGCGCTGCGCGCTTTTACTTCGACATTACCTTCCGACTTACAAACAGGGATATTACGAAGTTTTCCGAACTAAACAAAACAAATCTATATTTATGTTTGAATGCGGCGTCCCTATTAAAAGATGAGGTCATCGCACAACAAAACGAAATTAAAAAATTACAAAATCGTAGGAAAGAGGTCAGATGAGCGAATATACTACATTTAATAAATTGCTTTATCTTATTGAGCAATTTCAGGTTCAAAGTCCAATTTTGAATACCTTTGCCTACGGCAATTTGGTTGATTTTGGGCAACTCCACATTTCAGGTGGAACGGTGGAATATCCATTTCTTTTCTGTGTTCCACAAAGCATTCTTTATGATGATAATACCACGACGTACCAACTGACATTTATATTTGCGGACATCTTAAATTATGACCTTTCCAACGAGAAAGATTGTGTTTCCGATATGAGTTTGGAAGCACGAAGATTTTTATCCTATTTGAAAAGGGGACTTCACACATTTCCCGAACTCTACAACAATATAGACATCAATTTACCAACTTCAGCAATCCCTTTCTTCGAGAGATTTGGAGACCACGTCGCCGGTGTTGCCTTGGATTGTAATTTGATTGTCTTTGAGGACTTGAATGCTTGTGATTACTACCCAACCGTTACCCCAACATCAACGGTTACGGCAACTCCAAATTTGACGCCTACGCCTACTCCAAGTATAACACCCACTATCACACCCACAATTCCACTATTTAGCCCTTGTACAAGTTTTGCCACATTCCCAAGTACAATAAATGGAATAACAATAACGGAAAGTTATACGGGCGCAGCAACACCCTATATTTTTTCGCCACCAATTTGTTGTAACGGAAGCGTATTCCCACCATCGGGGGGGATTTATTTAGGTAATGGAGGTGTCGCACCTTGCCCATCACCTATCTATCCTTTCACCTATACCTTGAATTTCTCAAGTCCCGTTAATAATATTGATTTGGTATTCTATGGTGGTGGTTGTGTAGGTGGGGTAAACGAAGAGTTTTATACCATTACAACTAATACTGGCAACCCAACTTTAACCTTACAAGGTAATTCTTGTTATACTAACTTCACAGGAAACACTATTTCCGCAGGAATTGGATGCTGTGGCTCAATTTCAGCCACCGCCTACGGAAAATTTAATATAAATGCTCCAACGCCATTTACTTCATTGACTATAAGTGGTGATGGTGGTTATTTGGGAAGTGTTGTTGGACTTTGTGCTGATTCAATTCCACCAAGTAATTCTCCCACTCCCACTCCAAGTCAATCTTCCCAAAGTTATTATTATACCATTCAAGCGGTAACTAACTGCGCCACCGGTAGTGTAAGTGGTACAAGTTATGTTGCGAAGTCAAATACGCTTTTGTCAACAGGGGTATATGTGAACGTTTCAACTTTGGTAAGTGCTAATTGTGCGTGGAAGATTACAGGGGTGGGTTCCGCACCCGAAGATGATACTATAACTGGAAGTTGTGGAACTTCCCTCCCTGTTAGTTGTTGTTGTTAATGGAGGAGAAAGATTTACAGGAGTTTATTACCCAAACACTAAAGATTGGTATTCAACAAGAATTACTCGTCCGTAGAGCTTCCCGTGCCTACGATGGAACGGTGAAACCCGTTAGCAAAAAATATCCACCATCTTACGGAAATAGAAATACTACGGGTAATTTATTCAAGAATATAAACGTTCAGTGGATACAACCTGAAGGACAAGACCCAAAGATACAAGTCTCGTTTCCAAATGCTCCCGAGTGGTACTGGGTAAATTATGGACGTAGGGGTAAAAAACAAAGTTCGGCGTTGAAATATCCCCCACTCGACGTTATTAAGAATTGGACTAAATTGAAGGGTATTTTACCATTCACAGATGAAAACGGAGAAATAATGGACGAAGACACCCGAGCATTCCTTCTTCAGAGGTCAATCGGTTTATACGGAGTTTATGGAATAGATTTTATTAACGAAACCTTGAAAAAAACAGAAAAGAAACTACAAATACAAATAGGAGACTGGGCATCTGAATATTTTCGGAATGCTATTAGAGAAGGAATAATTATGACTACAAGCATTCAAAGACAATGAGTATAGGAATAGCCGCATCACCCGCAGAGTTTCAACCTGTTTTATCCGACGGGATTTATTTTACATTTTCATCCGCAACCTATGACGTTTCCACGACTTTCAAGTTTCGATACAAATACCAACTTTTTGTTGATGACACATTCGTCTTTGAAGGGAAATGTTCCCCTAACCCATTTGGTTTGGGAATTGCAGACCTACAACAAGTCCTTGAGTCCTATACCACTTCTTTACCCTTATCTTACTGGGATACGACACCCATTTACACTCACCAAACTTTCCCATTTAGTAGACCTCTGAACCTTGAAACTATAAATTACTATTTGAAGGTCGGATACGAATACGCAGATAGTGAAACAAGCCCCATCACGGGATTCACAGGAATAGGAACGGTTGTGGGAAACCCGACTTATCAAACAGAGATATTGAAGGTCTTCCGTTCGACAATGGGTACGAATGGTAGAGCAACACAACAGGATTTCAATATATCGCCATTTGTACTTTCAGGAACCCCTTTAAGTATTTACCCAACCACATCAGGACTTTTTCTCACAAATGCGCCAAGAATAATGGACGTCACGGAGGAGGACTATTTTGTTTTAGCATTCACAAATTATTACCTTAACTCCGGTTCAACACCAACAATTTTATCCGAGCCTTACTATGTCCAGTACAATTTCTTTGATGGAGATGGACAATCACTTGGGTCAGTTCAATTCGACAATATAGTTTCCAACGGTGGGGGACCCAGAACGAGTGGATGTGATGTTTATCCGGCACTTTACAATGTTTTTCCTTGGTCTTCAACAACCTATAACACGCTTTATGTAGGAGCAGGACCGGCGAATATACCGATGTTGCCACCAAATACGGCACAATACACCGTTCAACTTTTCGGGGTTTTTGAGGGGGCTACCACTCCTATAGAAGCCAGCCCAACACCCACGCCCACGAATACCTCAACGCCAGTAACAACTTTGACCCCAACACCAACGCCAAGTCCCGCTTGTGGTAGTTGTAGAGAATATACAATAGAATATACCGGTTTAAGTGAATTTGGAACGGCATACTTTACAAATTGTATTACCGGTGCGGCACAAAACTTTAAACCCCTACCAACGGTCATTTATGTAGTTTGTAGTTGTAATGTTCCAACAGGTTTAGATTTAGATGTCATTGACATCGGGTCTTGTATTGTGACGCCAACGCCTACTCCGAGCCCAACCTCAACTCCGGCGGGAGCCACTCCAACGCAAACGCCTACGCCTACCATTACCCCTGATTGTTATAAATCTTGGAATATAACAGATTGTGCTGGGGCTTGTTCGGGTGGTATTTGTGCTTGTGAAGGTGGTTCGAGTATTACAGTTTATACAAATTGCTACGTCACAAACTTAACCGACCCATTCACAGAAATCTTTGATAATGCCGGTTTAACGAATCCATATACCGGTGATTTCAGTTCGGGTGGCTCAATTTATAATTCAAGTGGTTCAGGTGTCACGCTCGTTTGTAATATCGGAGGACCTTGTTAAAATTAATTTAGAAAATGGCAATAAATCCACAACCCGTTCCTACCACCTACGCAGAGGGCATCTGCTCGGGATATACCCCCGTAAGTGAAATATTCACCTTTAATGTAGTTTGCGGTGAAACACGTTCATCAAATCAACATTTACAATTACTTTGGTTGAATAGATATGGACACTACGACGCATATAGGTTCCTTTTTAACAGGTACGAAGGTCTCGACATTCAAAGACAAACCTATAATACTTGGAATATTGACTGGGGTTCAAATGACCCGAGTAAAGCACAATATTCTCGTGGTTTAACAGATTCGGAAGTCCGTATGACCCAAACGGTTGTTGTGAATACCGGTTTCGTGAATCAACCAACTTTTCAATGGTTAGAGGAATTGTGGACTTCAAACGAGGTTTATGAAGTTCAACCGAATGGTGGTTTATACCCTGTGAATATTTTGAATACAGAGTTTGAAAGAAAAATACAAGGAAATCGTACTCTCTACAACTTAGAACTTCAGTACGTCCTTTCAAATAATATTCAACTTTTAGGTAAATAAATGAATACCACCCTTTTAGTTCAAATCGCAGGGAATACTTGGGAGCGTCTCGATTTATTTGAGGACATTTCCATTTTGGTTACAATACAACAAGCCGATTTACTTGAACTGAATATTCGAAGAGCACCCTATTCTCGTACCTTTGAAATACCCGATACTTCGAACAATGCCATTCTATTTGAGCATTACTTTGAGGTGAATGGTATTGATTTCAACCCACTTCTCAAAATACCCTGTGTAGTTCAGTATAGAGGTACGGATATTTTCACCGGTGTTTTAAGATTGAATGCCGTTATTGAGTCAAATCAGTCGAGAGTATATGAGGTTTTCATTTTGGGTGAGGTAAGTGAATGGGCGGCTAATTTCAAAGACCTTGAATTACAGGATTTAGATTGGTATGACCTCGTTCACGAATTAAGTTATTCGAGCGTGACGACCTCTTGGGAATGCGTGAATGATGGTGCTTCAGGTCTTTTCAATGGTCAGGTGCTTTACCCGATGATAAATTATGGACTGCGCTATTCAGGAGAAACGAGTGGGGCAACACCCAACTTTACAATGGACTTCGGACAAAGTCGTAGTTTTGACCAACCGGGATATGCTATGGCACCAACGGACTTTAAGCCAGCAATTCAACTACGAAGTGTAGTGGATAGAATATTTGCTAAAAGTCCCGAGTATCAAATACAAAGCACTTTTTTTGATAGTGAATATTTCACTTCAATTTATATGGATACATTTCAAAATAGTGAGGTTGGTGTTTTGTTTGTTAGCGCGGTCACCCCAAATCAAAATATATTTTTAGCCCAAGCCACTCAATTAGATTATGATTACAACAGAACTTTATTGAGTCCAGGTTATAAAGACCCCTACCCTTTACCACTTCAAACAACCATCGGTGGTGGATACGACCCACTGAACAACTACACAAATGGGGGATTGCCGTTTTTCAGGGCTCCCTACGCAGGTGCGTATTCATTTAATGTAAAGTTCAACCTGAATGCCCACGACCCACTTTTTTTACTTCCAATTCAAGCCGCAAAATTAGGGGTAAATGCCTACACAAGCACAGCCGGCTACCCACAATTTATCGGTGCTAACTTAGCCTACGCATCTCCCGATATACTTTTATCTCAAGCGGTGACCCAACAATTACCCGTGAACCTTTTCTTCACAATCAATTTACAAGCCGGAGAATATTTAGCACTTGGTTTGGAACAACGAACCCAGTATATCCCTGTGGGTTTTGGAACCGGTGTCGGTCAGTTTTCACTTTATCCGTTTTTTCAAGGTGGGGTGGGTAATGGTTATATTCAGTTTGACCTTTACAATTCACCTATAATAACATCTCCACTTTTGGATATGAAATTAGGAATGCCAAATATAAATTGTTTGGACTTCCTGAAATCGCTCATCACTCTTTTCAATTTGATTATAGTACAAGATGAAAATGAAAAGATTATTACTATTGAGCCGTATAATTGGTACTACAACGACCCCGATAGAACACTACAAGATTGGACGAAATTACTCGACCAAGATAGCCCCAAAAGAATTGAACCAATTTCTTATGATTTGAGTAAGGAGATTGTTTGGAGTTATGATTTCACCGATTTCGAGTATTTACCGAAACTATTCCGTGATAGATTTGATTTTGAGTTTGGTCGGTACAAATATACCACTCCAGGTGAAATATTTGCTGATACACAGGAATACATCTTACCATTTGGTTCGTGCCCCACTTCGGGAGTAACTGGCAATCCCAATTTCATAATACCGCAGTATTTTTACTTAAACAACGGGCTACAAGCACCCTATGCTACGAAACCCCACCTTTTCTTTTGGACGGGAAACAGATTTGTTGATAGGTTTGGAACCTCAAACCCTATTTTACCGGCAAATAACCTTACTTGGTATTTGTTGTCGGGGGGAACTGCGGTCGAGTGGACGACCTACCCGTGTGTGAGTCATTTATCAACTTTGGAAAGTCAGTATTCACCTATTATCTCCGATTTGAACTTCGGTACTACTTTTGACTTTTTCGGGAACTCTGACACCTACATCGAACAATTTACCAACTTTAATGTCTACAATAGTTTTTGGAAAACTTATGTAGATAATTTATATTCACCTGAAACAAGGAGATTGACCGGTAGATTTTTCTTCAAGCCAATAAACGTCTATGAAACGAGCCTCCAAGATAAGATTTGGATAAAAGACGCATACTACACCATCGAGAAGATGACCGATGCTAATTTGGTGAATAAAACTTTAACTGAAATATCCCTTATCAAAGAACAAACACCATATTACAAAATAGACCCGCCAGCACCAATTTACGCCATCACACCTAATCAACCATATCCAGGGGTCGAACCTACATTTATTTCAGGTTGTTTCGTGGGCACAGACCCCGATGAAGTTTGTTTGGGAACAGCAAATATTGAAAACGTTTTATCATTTGGTTTTGGTACATTAGTTAATCTTGACCGAGTTTATTACGACAGCGGAACTGCGTGGGTACTTTACCCGATGGGCACCTTCATTAGACAAACCACAAGTTCGACCACCTTTGTCGTGGTGGATATTTATGGAAAGATTTTAGAATACGATTGCTAAATGGAAAATATAGCACTAACCATCACCTTAAATGGTGTTGAAAAAACCGTCACGAGCGTTCAGGAGCTTGAGAAAGCCATTTTTGAAGCCAGAGAGCAATTACAAAAGTTCAGCGGTACTCAAGCCGAATTTCAAAAATTGAATGCCGAGGTTAATCGTTTGGATAGGGCACTCAATCGTATCAAACAGAATAAAACCCAAGAGTTAATTTCAGCATTTGCGAGAATTGGTTCCGTTGTGACTACGAGTTTTGCTACGGCACAGGCGGCTTTGAACCTTTTTGGTGTTGAGAATGAAAACGTTACCAAGGCTGCGGCTCAGGCTCAAAATCTCCTTACTATTTCTTTAGGTGCTCGGCAAATAGCCACCGAACTTTTGGACATTACCCAAGCCAAATTAAATATTGAAACGTGGGCGGGTGTAAGGGCGACCAACGCATCGAACATCATAACCAAAACTTTTTTCAACACGCTCAAAGCAAATCCTATAGGGGTAGTCGTTACAATTTTTACCACTTTGGTGGGATTACTTCTCGCTTATACTTCTGATACGGAAAAAGCCACAAGTGCTACCGAAAACTTCAATAAAATACTGGCAGACCAAAATAAAACACGGGAGTTTCAAATTGAACTTTTAAGAGCACAGGGTGCCACCGAAGATGAAATATCAAATGCTCGGATATCCACAGCGAAAAGAGATTTAGCAAATGCTCGTACCCAACTCGAAGTTTTGAAGAGAAGTGGAGCAAGCCAAGTACAAATTAACCAACAACTCAATATTATCGCAGAAAGTAAAAAGGTACTTTTACTTGAAAACGAAAAAATTGAAGAAAGGGCTTCGGACAAGGCTAAAGAGGACGCTGAAAATAGAAAAAAAGCCGAAGAGGCAAGAATCCAACGTTTAATAGAGGAACAAAGAATACTCGGTGAAATAAGAAAAATTGAACTTGACCGAATCACTCAAGGTTTCGATGTTGAATTTCCAGAAAGGGAACTCGCACTTCAGAAAAGGGTGGAACAACTTCGTGCTTTGTCAAAGACCCAAGATGAATACAATGACATAATAGAAAAATTCAATCGTATTCAACGAACAGGTATATCTCCTTTGGATGTAGGTGAAGCAACAAATCCAGGTGAAAAGTTAGCAAATCAATTAAAGGTTATTAGTGGTCTTGTGAAATCTTCTATTGAACTTGCTGGTTTGAGTGTTGATACAGAAACTAGTAAATTGAGAGATTTATTAAAAACTCAAAAACAATTCATCGAAGGGACAGCCACTAATTATGAGGGTTATGTTGCCAATCAAAAAGCTTTATTAGAATTTGAAAGAAACTTTGTGAATAGTTTTGTTGAAACTAATCTCAAAGGTTTTGAAGGTACTACCGAACAAATACAAGTACAACGCGAAATACTCACTGGTCAGGCAAATGTGGTATTCCAAAACCTTGTGGAAAATGCACAACAACTTATCGGAGTACAGGACGCTTACAAAAAATCACTTGAAAATCTCAAGAAATTAGGTGATGAAAATGAGAGATTAGCAAAATCAACCGAAGTGTTGAATGGTTTCCTACAGGAAAACCGAGAACTTTTAACTCAGAGTTTTACTTTACCCATTTCTTCAATAGACGCTGCAAAGTCGGCAATCTTAACTTTAGAAAAGGAAATACGAACCCAAAGATTTGATGAATCAAGAATATTTCTACAGGACGTCACAAACTTGGAAAAACTTCTTGGTGAAAATCGTATTGACATCACAAAAGCATCCTACGAAGAAAAATTACAATTACTTCTTTCCTTCTTAAAAAAGGAGGTTTCAGCAACGGAAGACGCAGAAACTAAAAAACAAGAAGCGACACAAAAGACCCTTGATAAAATACAAACCGCAATTCAGGCATTCCAAACCAGCATTCAAGCCATTCAACAATCGGTAAGTGATTTTTATAACTTTCAATTTGACCAACTTGAAAAGAGAAACAAAAGATTACAGGAAACTATTTTGGGGGACTCCGAAGAGGCAAACGCAAAAAGGTTGGAGGCTGAACGTATCTACAATGCTGAAAGGACACGTCTCGAAAAACAACAAACAAAGACCAGTCTTCAACTTTCAAGATTACAGGCATTAGCAAATGTAGCGGAAGCCATCACTAAAGCATTCACCGCAGGACCTATACTTGGACAAATAGCCGCCGGTATTGTGGCTGCTGCTTCGGCAGTTCAAGTTGGTATAATTTCACAACAAATATCAGCGGTGGACTCCTATAGACGAGGAGGACTTTTGAGAAGACAGGGTGGGGGTTTCTTGGTGAATGGACCGGCACACGAGTACGGCGGTGTAAAATATCAAGGTGGAGGAATTGAACTTGAAGGAAACGAGGCTGTTATCAACCGGCAATCTGCGGTGAGATTTGGTAATTTGTTAAATCAAATAAATATGGCTGGCGGTGGAAATGCTTTGGTTTCCAATTTCGATGATAGTCGTATTGTTGAAGCAATAGCCAAACAAAGAATGGAACCAATTCGAGCCTATGTTGTTGAAAGTGATATTACACGGAAACAAGAAATTACGAGAAGGCTTGAACTTCTTTCACAACTTTAATTCAAAGGTATTTATAAATTATGTATAGAATTGTCGAACTTGAAATTGACCCTGAATTAACCGGTCAAACAGGGGTTTTCGAAGTGGCGTGGGTAGAAAGTCCTGCGACCGAACAAATGATGATGGTATTCGCAAAGGAAAACTTCTATAAAGTCACGGACGAAATTGCCGAGAATGCCTGTAGAGCCATTGAAGAAAATGAAAAACGTGGAAATCCAGCCGCTACGATGGTTGGGAAAATCCGTGCTCGGCAATTGTGCGGCAAACAAGAGATTTCTTTGGATGTCGTAAAGAGAATGTATTCGTATTTGAGCCGTGCGGCAACCTACAATTCAGGAAATTGGGATGACAATGGAACCATTTCATATAATTTGTGGGGAGGGGAACCCGCTTTGAATTGGTCGAAGAGAATTATCGAACAAGCCGAAAATCAAGAAATGGCTAAAATAGGGGAAAGAGGTGGAATAACTGAAAGTCCAAAAGCACCAAAGTCAGACACCCCTAATAGAAATCCCGAAGGTGAAGGTTCCGCTAAAGGAAGTGCTTCGACTTCTCGGGGTGCCGATGTTAGTGCCAGAGCCGAGGAAACTCTTAAAAACAAGAGTGATGACTTCAACGAAAGATATAAAGACAAACTTGGGTACGGAGTAAATGTTGGGATGTTAAAATCAGTTTATCAACGTGGTTTAGGTGCGTACAATACTTCACATTCACCGAACGTGAGAAGTGCTGAACAATGGGCACAGGCACGGGTAAATGCTTTTTTGTACTTGGTACGGAACGGCAGACCACAGAATCCTAAATATGTGAATGATTTTGATTTACTACCGAGTGAGCACCCAAAGAAAGAAAAAATGACAAGTCAGGAATTTGTCTATCCGAATGCCGGTGAAAAAGAAGGTGATTACATTTCAAGATGTATTTCAAGTTTGGAGATGATGGACGAGTTCCCCGATGAAAAACAAAGAGCCGCTGTTTGTTATTCTTATTGGCGTAAGAAAGAGGAGTTCGCATTACAGAAAGTTTCATTTGACTACGATGGGGTTTTAACAACCGCTCGTGGTAGGGAGTTCCTGAAAAATGAGATAAGAAATGGTAATGAGGTTCATATCATTACAGCCCGTAGTAGAGCACCCCAAGAATTACTTGATTTGGCAAAGGATTACGGACTTTCTGTGTATCGGATACATACCACTTCATCTAACAAGGGAAAAGTTGATTTAATAAAGAAATTGGGTATAAAAAGACATTATGACGACAACCCAAATGTTCGTCTTGATTTACCGAATATTGCTTTTGATTTTGACTACGATGTTTCATCTTTACCGGCATATGTAAATTACCCAGATTCGGGTGATACTAATTCTATGTTGGTCAAACCATTTGATTTTCAGAATGGTTTAGATGTATTTGGTTATACCACAAAAAACTTTGATATTTGCCCCGGTGCTCAAGCAACATTTACACATTTAGTTTCGATGAACCCCGATGATGAAACAAAGGGTATGATACGAAGTGCGGCTCAAATTGCCGACAATGTTTTTGAAATTGAAAAAAATGTTTTAGAGAAAAACGCAGCCAGTCCTGATGAACTCGAAGAAGTAATTTTGTTGGTTGACGATTTCAAAGACCTTATCCACGAAATTGATGAAGAGGTGGGAATGGTACATAATGTAGATTATATGGACGGACATATTCAAGTTGTCCGTGAAAAACTACAGAATACCTATGAATACAACGTTGACCTATGGGATGAAGAAGACCAACAGGCACATTTTCTATTCCAAAGAATCCGTGAAACACAACCCCAAGAGTTCGAAAGAATAACAAATCCACTATTGAGAGGTTTCACGGCAACGGAAATATTTGCGATGAACCACAAAACCCCAACAATTTATTATCAATATCAAAAGAAAGTGACCGCTACAGAGGGGGGAGACTCAAGGGATTTCTGTGAGAGTTTGGTAGATAGATATTTTCGTATTTCACAGATATACGCACTTGAAAATACCAATTTGGAGTTTGGACACAATAGACAACCCTATTCAAAACTAATCTACAAAGGAGGACCTGAATGTGTTCACGCCTTCAGGAAATATACATTTGAAAGGAAAAACAAAGTTGATATGGGATGGGCACCCGGTAGAGCCGGTGAAGCACCACGAGAAATGGAGTTTCAGGGATATTATAGTGAAGAAACACGAGCGAGAAGTAAAAGAGCCTACGCTATTTCACAAAAGAGTCAGGGTTTTTCACAAACGTTTCTCACTGAAAAAGAATACGATTGTGTTTTCGGATGTGATTGTAGTATAGGCTTCAACAAAACCGAAGAACAACTATTTGCTTCGGTGAATGAAAAACGGATGATTTATACCCCTTTGATGATTCCGAAAATACTCATTCCCCGTATAGATGAAGCAACCCGTGAAAAATATTATGTACGCTTCACCCCTGAAACTATACAGAATATTCAACGAAAGTTTATGATACAACAGAGACTCCGAGACACCAATTTGGAACATTCCGACAAAAAATTCAAGGATGTAGTAATGGTTGAAAGTTGGATTGTGGAGGGGGATAATGATAAAGCCTACGAACTTGGTTTTACAAAAGACCAAGTTCCAAAAGGTACTTGGATGGGGGGCTATTATGTGCTGAGCACCCCTGAAGGCGATGAGGTTTGGAACAACTATGTTAAAACAAAGAAAGTCCGTGGAAGTTCCGTTGAGGGAGATTTCATTATGAACTTTTCCGCCATTCAAGACGACGACTATTTATTAGCACAAATAATAAACATTCTAAAAAATATAACTGAATGAACGCAAGCGAAGCCCTCAGTAAAATCGCTGATTTACTGGGAATGAAGTTCAAATCGGAAAAGTTTTTTATCACCAAATTGATAGATGGTACGACTGAAATTACAAACAATCAGGAGGGACCATTCAGTATCGGGGAGGATTTATTCATCGTAGATGAGTCTGTCCTTAAACCGGCACCGGTCGGAAGACACGAAACTCGTGAAGGTCTTATTCTTGAGGTTGATGAAAGTGGTAAAATTATCAAAATTGAAGATAAACCAGAATCTTCCGAAGAAGAGCGTATCCAAAACGCAGAGCGCGAAATTGAGGTTGAAACTGAAGTTATGTCAAAAGCAACTTTAACCGATGGAACAAAAGTTATGACTGAAAGCGAAGGAGACTTCGAGGTTGGTCAAGAGCTTTATGTTGAAACTGAAAGTGGTGAAAAAGTAAAAGCTCCCGCAGGAGAGCACACCACTGAGTCCGGTATTACACTCACCGTTGATGGTGAAGGTAAAATCACTGGAGTAAAGTACCCCGATGAAGAGGGGGAAGGTTCTCTTGAGAACTATAAAAAGAATATGGATGATGTCAAAATGGCATTAGGTTCAATGCTCGAAATGATGGAGAAATTCACCAAAGAGTTTGAGGAAATGAAGGAAGATTACCAAGAGTTCAAGAAATCTCCAGCATACGAAAAACCTGTAGTCAAAAAGACATTCGGAAAAGAAAACATTTTGGACGCCAAGTACGAGTTTCTTCGTGAGGCATTGAGCCAAAAGAAAAAATAAAATAAAAATAAAATTAAATTAAATGAAACCAACATTTAAGAAGAAGGGCGAAGTTTCAAGTTTCTCCTTCAACTACGACCTTTCAAACCTCCCAACGTATAACTCATACGGCGATGAGATGTTGATTAAAGCATTTCTTGGTTTGACCCTACCAAAATATTCAAGTGTTCGTCCTAACTTAAAAGGTACAACTGAAAAGGTAGGTTTTGTAACCAACGACATCGTATTACAAGATATTTCCTGTGGATTTGACCCGACCGGTACAACCACGCAAAATGTCGTAACAATTGACCTTTGTAATAAAAAGTTGAACCAACAACTTTGTCCTTATGACCTTTACGACACCTACCTCTCAAAATATTTGAGTGATAGCAATTTCCAAGAGTCAGTTCCTTTTGAAGAGACAATTCTTCAGGACATCACCAACAGAGTGGCTAACGAAATCGAAATCCAATTATGGAGAAATACCACCGCAACCGGTGCTACGGCTTACAACTCACAATGTTTCGACGGAGTTTTGGCACTTGTAACCACAGGAAACGGTGCTACCGCAGTGGCATACACCGCAGCAACGGCTTCAAATGGTTTGGAAGTTTTCACATCTTACTACCAAGCAATTCCTGAGAATGTACTTCACAGAGACGACCTCGTAATCTACTGCGGATACGCAGACTACAGAGCGTTGGTTGCTTCAATGAGAAACAACTCATACATCAACCTATTTGACTTTAACGACGCATCTGCGGCTCAAGGTTCAGACTGGGGTGTAATGCTTCCCGCATCAAACGTAAGAGTAATTCCAACACAGGGTCTTACAGGTCAAAACAAAGTAATCGCAGGACCGGCTCAATACATAATGATTGGAATGAACGCTGAAATGATGACAACGAAGGCACTTTATGACCCATTTGAAGATATTGTTAAAATCAATATGCATACTACTTACGGCGTTGGTGTATTCTCTGTAGATAGCTTCGTTCGCGCGGCTTAATAAACGAACTTAAAACAAATAAAAATGTCTTGTTATATTTCATCGGGATATACTTTAGATTGTAGGAATGCGAGTACCGGAGGCGTGAAGGCGTGCTGGATTCTCGGGGGCGCAGGAAACACAATTTCGGGTTGGACAGAAAACGCTAACGAAGCAATCATCTCGGCTTCTGGAAGTGGTGTTTTCTATAAGTTCGAATTGGTTAAGCAATCGTCTTCTTTCACTGAAGGTATCACCGTTAATACCACGGCTCAATCCGTAGTATTTGAACCAACTTTGATAATCAATTTACCGAAACTCACACAAGATT